GATGCGCCCCTTCTACCGTGTCCCGGGCTCACCTGCCGCGTACCTCGGGCGGTAATTATGACCTTGTAGATCCTGCCGTCTGGTCGTGGGTTACAGAGCCAGCGGTTGAATCGGCCCTTGACCGGATGAAAAGGACCGAAGGGTCAGACCTCGATGATGCCGAGCGGGAGCAGCTCGAAAAAGAGAAAATTAAATGGGACATTATCATCAAGAAAAAGACCGCCCGGGATAAAGACCGGGAGCATAAAATCGCCATGAAGGAATTAGTCCCGGCCGAAGTGATCGCGCTCTGGATCGGCTACTTTGCGGCGGGTATTCGTAACAACTTCTTGCCGATTGGAAACAGAGTCGCCCGGGGCAATACAAAACTACGCGACCGGATCGAGTCGGAAATAAAAAAAGCGATTGAGAAAACGAAGAGCAACGCAGCCGACCAGCTTAGGCGCGAGTCGGAAAAACTGATTGAAGGATTGGAGGAGTAGGATGAGAGAGATTAAGTTCAGGGCTTGGGACATTGATGGCCGTTGCTATATACCGAATACAGGAAATCCAAATATTTTCCCATTTAATGGAATGGTAGGCATGACTTGTAACGGCAGCAATACCGGTTGCATATCGACCGACGAATGGATTCAGGATTCATATGTTTTAGAACAATACACCGGCCTGAAAGACAAGAATGGAAAAGAGATCTATGATGGTGATATAATAACAGAAGGCGACAGGCTTATGATCGTCGAATGGTCAGAGAGGTCGGCAGGATGGTCTTTGCGCAGTAAAGGATGGATGTTTAATCATTTTTTCAATGAGGCCATTGACGCAGTAGAATCTGAAATCGTCGGCAACATCCACGAAAACCCGGAGCTGATCAAATGAGAGGATTTATGTTTTTGGCCGGGTTTTTAATTGCGATCTCTATAAAGGTTGAATTTAACGATCCATCATTTTCTGACATCTTAGGCACGGGGATGTTATATCTTATTGCATTCGCCATGATGGCGTTCCCGATAATCTGGAAATCTTAATTGAATAACCTACTCACCGCCGAACGAATACGCGAATCCGTCGATCTGGTCCTACTCCGCGCCGAAGAGATCATCCCGACCGAGATCAACCGGATGCTCGTCTCAAAATGGGCCGAAGAGAACCGCCTACTTGCCGAGGGTCTAACGCCATACCCGGGCCCGTTTTCGTTTGACGTTACGCCCTACCTCCGCGAGATTGCCGACTGCTTATCTGAGAGCTCGCCGGTCAAAGAGGTGGCGGTCATGAAGGGGACGCAGATAGCCTTCACCGTTGGCGCTATTGAAAACTGGATAGGCTACACCATCGGGATAGCACCGGCTCCAATGCTCTATGTGACCGGTGACGCTGGCCTGGCTGATACTCAAATGGAGCTCCGCGTCGATTCGATGATCAACAATTCCGGCCTCTCTGATAAAATCGGGAGCCAGTCGAAGCGGGAAGGCCAGCGCAAGACCGGCGACATCAAGAGCCGAAAAGAGTTCCCCGGCGGGTTCCTCGTCGCAGCCGGTCCGAACTCCGGCGCTAAGCTCCGGTCAATGAGCTTTAAGAAAATCAACGTCGATGAGGTCGACGCCTTCCCTGACTCTACCCGCCACGAGGGCGACCCGATCTACCTCATCCGTCGCCGGACCGACGCCTTCACCGAGATGTACAAAATCCTATGGGGTAGTACTCCGCTATTCGAACACAACTCAAAAATCAAGAAGCTCTACCAGGAGGGCGACCAGCGAAAATACTTCGTCCCGTGTAAGCACTGCGGCCATATGCAATTCCTGAAGTGGGGGAAGAAGGACGAAAAGGGCGGTCTCAAGTTCGAGCATGACGACGATGATAGATTGATCGCCAGCTATGACAAAGACGGGCAGATACTATCAAGCTCGGTTCGGTACGTTTGCGAGAAATGCGGCGGCGAATGGAAAAACGACGATAAAGACTTTTTCCTCCCGCGTGGAGAATGGCGACCGACGGCAGAGCCGAGGCGGCCGGGAATGCGGAGCTACCATATCCCGGGGCTACTATCTCCGCGTGGTTTCCGCTCCTGGGATTCTGCCGTGATCGAGTTTCTACAGATTAAGCACGAGGGATTCCCAAAGCTGAAGTTTCAAAACTGGATCAATACCTTTCTCGGCGAGCCGTTCGAGGATCGGGGGGAACGGCCGAAGATTGAAGTACTTATGACCCGACACCGGGACTACGCCGCCGGGAGCCTGCCGGAATGGGCTACGCCGCTATTCGTAACGGTTGGGGCGGACGTTCAAAAGGACCGGATCGAGTGCGAGGTAGTCGCCTGGGGAAGCTGGAAAGAATCCTGGTCGATTAACTACCACGTTCTCCCGGGTGATACCGAGGATCCGGAGGACGAAAGCTGGTCGGCACTTCGAGGGATTATCACCTCCCGTTATTCCGGTATTCAGCCGGTACTATCCGGTATCGATGCGGGCTACAGGACCGACACGGTGTACCAGTTTTGCGACACATTCGAAGCGGGAGTGCATCCGGTCATGGGAGCCGACCGCTCAATCGGAGCCCGGGACTATATCAAGCTCGTGGCAGTCTCCGGCAGGAATACTCCGCGGGTCGACATAAACACCGACCTACTCAAGCAGGAGGTCTATGCGGCACTCAACAAGGGAATCTACGAATCCGGGGAGGTTCCCCGGGGCTACTGCCATTTCCCGAAAGACTATCAGCGGAAATATTTCAACATGTTGACCGCCGAGAGCCGGGTAGCCGAGAGATCAGGAGGGACGGTCAAGTACAAATGGGACGCGGGGGAGCGTCGGAACGAGGCCCTCGACTGCCGGGTCTACAATCTCGCCATGGTCTACGCATACCGCCAATACATTGAAACGGTCCTCAAGGAAGAGGGTCAAATCGAGCAGGAGTACCGCCTAACCTGGACGGACTTCTGGGAATACTTGGAATCTTAACCGCTATCGGTAGCGGATAAGTAGCGGAAAAACTGGGAGAGAGGAATGACAGAAATCCAAAAGATAACCCTGCGTGATGTTTTCCGTCAGGCGGGGTTAAGTGAGCGGAAGATTGAAGATGTTTTTCTATTGCTAAGGTTCAAGCCGGAGGAGGTGCAGTTGACTTTTTACTACATATCACTCGGTCACACCCAGGCCGAGACGGGCGAAAAGATCGGAGTATCACAAAGACAGATAGGGAAATACTTAAAGCAAAAATGCTCTGATATCATGGAATACCTCTATAAAACGGCCTAAATAGAACTGTTTAGTTCTAAAAACGCCCTTTCTGCGTGTCTATATGTAGAGGGGTATTAAATTGATTTTGGTTGAAAAGCTATATTTTGACGAATCGTTCAGGGAGCTTTTGTTCAACCTTGCTCGCAAGAATCTACTGCCGTTTGATGATTACCGGCAAGAGGTTTTTGCGTCTCTTTCTGAAAATCAAAAGTCCGACGCCATCAAGGAAGCTAAGCGCATCGCTATGCGCATGGCACGAAAACAACAGAAACAGAATTATACCCCTCTCAGTTATGTAGACGGCTTTCTCCCAAGTAAAGAAAACCGCTCTGAACTCTGGGAGAACTCTCATGTCCTCGTCAGTTGAAGAGTTATCGCGACGCGACCGGATGACCTACGAGCTTATTCGTGAGTTTCAGCCACATGCAAAGGTCTATGTTGAGCGTGGAAAGATTTACGTAGACGGAGAGCCGTTAAATAGAAAAAGGCCGCACCGAGTTTCGGCCGGGTAGCCTTTACTTGAATTGATTTTAGAACCGCCTAAACAGGGCGGTTTTTTTATGCCCTAAGCCGGAGGTGGGTTTGTCGTATTATTCGCGGAGCGACATTATCTCGAAGATTCAAGACTACGAAACAGCTATCTCCACCGTTCTCTCCGGCGGTAAATCCTACCGGCTGAACGATGGCCAGGGTGACATACAGGTCACCCGCGAATCACTCACCACTCTTGAAAACCACCGTAAATATTGGGAAAGCCGCCTCAACGATCTTGAGATGGAAGCCGACAACAGCGGGATTGTATCTTTTGAGGTTCACCGCTGATGGGTATACGTGACCTCTTCCGGCCCCGCGTGGTGGAGAAAGTTGTCCACGTTCACGACTCCGACCGCCGCAGCACTTCTAAGGGTCACTACACCGGCAAGACCAAATTCGGGAATATCCGCTATCAGGATGCAGGATGGACCGACTACGAAGCACTCCGGGACAATGCCCGGGGCGTCTACAACGAAAGCCTGATAGCCCGCTCTCTCATCGGCCGCCTTGTCGATCAGGTCATCAACACCGGGTTGACCCTGGAATCTACCCCGCTATGGTCGATGATTCCCGAATCCCCCGCCGACGATGCCGACCGCTACGCATTCACCGAGAAAGTAGAGGCCCTCTGGAAGCTCTACGCCGACAGCCGCGAGTCTGACTACCACGGCCGCCTGACCTTTCGGCAGCTTCAACGGCTCGTTTATCGCCTCCTCCTCAAAGAGGGTGAGGTATTCGCCATCCTCCACTACATGAACTCCCCGCAGCGGACCAACCCGCTCGCCATTCAGATACTCAACAACGACCAGATCCGGCAACCCTACGACGCGCAACTTCTCGAAGCTGCCAAGGCCAGGGGGGCAAAGATCCGGGAGGGCATCGAATACGACGCCACCGGGAAAATGACCGCCGTCTATGTGGCCGAGACCGCCGACTACGGATCGAAAGTAACCAGGGTATCGACCTACGGCCCCCGCTCTGGTCGCCGATTTCTTATCCACCTCGGCAATTTCGAATCCGCCGACCAGTCCCGGGGATTCCCGGAATTATCCGCAATGATCTACGAACTCGACCGCCTGGTTGAGATGGACATATCGGAACTCGAGAACTCGGTAGCCTCCGCCGGGTTGATGGCATTCGTCGAGACCGAAAAGGGCGCCCAGGCAAGAGGCCCGGTCATAAAGGCCAACGTCGGAACGCAGACGATAGACCGGAACAATGACGACGGGATCCGCTCGGTTGAGATGGGTAAGCGGGCGCTATGGCTACAAAACCTTGCCCCGGGGCAGACGATAAAAGCCTATCAGCCCGCGCATCCGAACCCGAACTATACGGCATTCGTCACCGCCTTTGAAACAAAGCTCGCGGATATGTGGGGAATGCCGCTCTCGGTATTGCACCAGAAGTTCCAGTCCTCCTACTCGGCCGCCCGGGCGGAGATCCTCTTTTTCTGGAATAACGTATTCAAGCGCCGGGACGATTTCACCGCCGGATTCCTCAATCTTGTATTTGAGGCATGGTTCACCGAACACGTTCAGGCCGGGAATATATCGGCTCCCGGATTCGGCCGTCCGATGCCGAAGAAAGCTTATACCACGTGCACTTGGAATGGAATCTCTCGCCCCGTAGTCGATCCGGTCAAGGAAGTCAACGCGGTCAAGACCCGCCTTGAACTCGGCCACACCACCGGCGAGCGGGAAGCAAAAGCCTACAACGGCTCCGACTTCCGAGAGAATATCACCCGCCTCACGACTGAGAACGAACTACGCAAAGCGGCAAACCTCCCTATTGACCCCGATCTCGCCCCGGACACAGAGACCGACGACCCGGCCGGGGGTGATGAATGATCTATAAGCAGACCGACCACTACTTCAATGGTCAAATCAATAAATATGGTTGCCTCTTCTTCTCACTCCTCGATATTGCCGAGGAGCATGTCGGACGCGTATTTACCAGCGCACAAATCAAAGCGGTCTATCAAGAGCTCATAGCTACCGGCGCAATGCGGGAAGATTGCTACGTCCTCGACCATGCCGCCGTGATTGCTACCGGGTGCCAATCGCTCGGACTCTTCGCCCCCGTCCGCTATGTCGGGGCGCACTACAACAACGAAATAACCGACCGGAAATCGTGGGGCGTAAAACACGGCCACGAAATGATTCTGCAATACCTGACGCCGAAGGGTAATACCCATTTTCGACGTCCTCACTATGACCCGTACCAGCCGCCTATCGGATTTACCAATTTGATGAGCGTCCGCTGGTACAACGTCGGGAGCCTATCATGACGTTTAAGAATCGCGCCAACACTCAAAACCTTGAAGCGATTGTCGATGATACCGGAGTACTGGTCGGGATCGAATACGCTCACGACGCGGTACACCGTGACATTTTTGTCATTGCCTCCGAATACGTGGCCGATCTCGATATTGCCTCTCCTCGGGTCTACTACCTGAAGGCTCCGACCGGCTACGAGATGCACTCTGTTCTAAAAGTCAAATCCTCCTCGCCTTGCCGGGTAGAGCTCTACGAGGACCCGACGATTTCTGACCCCGGTACAGCTATCAGCCACATGAGGAGCAACAGGAAAAGCTCTATCGCCGACAATGCGCGGCTTAGTTCATACCACAGCCCAACGGTAACCGAGAACGGAACAAAGATATACGACAACTACACCGGTGGGAGTGAGGGCGGTTTCCTTTCCCCCGGTATAGGCGGCGAGACCCGCCCAGGCGAGGAGCTGGTGCTCCCTGCCTCAAAATCCTATCGACTGGTCGTAACCGCAACCGCAAACGACACGATCATGTCATTCCTAAATGAATACTACGAGGTGAGCGAATGAAAACAGCATGGGTAGTCTGGCTCTATATCGTCCTCTATGCGGCCCTGCTTGTACTGCAAGCGGTCGTCGATTTCGCTATGCCCCTCGACGGCGCGACGTGGGCACTCCTCGCGGTCGTCGGCGGCTATGTCGGCATGGATCAATTCGCAAGCTTTGTCGCATCGAAGAAATTACCGTCCGGCATGAAATACACCGGCTCCTATAAAAAGCTCCTCCATATCGTGATTGCAATTTTCACACTCGCAATCGTCGCGATTATCGTCCAGGGCTTGGAGCCTGAGTATCAGCTACCCCTTGACCGCCTCATGATGGCCGCCGGATTAACGGCCGGGCTATTCGCTGGCGGTAACAAGGCCGCCAATGCCGCAGAGCAGGAGGGACCGAATGACCAGGATTAACCTTGACGGCGTTGTCGGCTGGGAAGTACTCGCCGCAGACATCCGCGCCGCACTCGAAGCAGCAGCAGGCGACGACATCGACCTGACTATCTCCTCCCCCGGCGGATCGGTTTATGAAGGTCTCGCCATCTACAACGCCATACGGGACTACCGCAGGGACGGGGGGAAAGTAACCGCCCGCGTGATCGGCCTGGCCGCGTCGATGGCGACCTATATCCCGCTTGCCGCTGACGAGGTGATCGTCGAGGACAACGCGGTATGGATGATCCATAACCCTTGGAGCATCGCACTCGGCGACCAGAACGATATGCGGAAAGAAGCGGACATCCTCGAAGGTATCGCCGGAGTTCTCGCCTCGGCCTATGTCAAAAAGACCGAATGGGACCGACAGGAAATCCGCTCAATGATGGATGCGGAGACGTACCTATTCGGCGATGACATAGTCGCATTCGGATTTGCCGACCGCGTAGAACCGGCTGGCGACGGCGCAGAGGATCGAGACGAAGCGGTAGCGATGGCCCGGACTGAAGTCGAGGCCATGAAGCACACCATGAAGCAAGAACCCGAACGGCAGCAGCTTGATAAAGCGGCGGCCATGATTAAGGCAGAAATCCCGGCGGTAGGCCGGGCTAAATCCCCCGCCGAAAAGGCGGAAAACACGGGGGTTCCTATGGATAAGGAACTTTTGAAGAAGGAACACTCCGCCGTATATGACGAAGTCCACAGTGACGGAATCAAGGCGGGAGTGGAGCAGGAGCGGGCGCGTCAGAAAGACCTCGACGCTCAGCTCGAAGCAGACCCCGGGAACGTGAAGCTCGCCGAGCTGATCGCAGAAGCCAAGGCGACCGGAAAGACCGTCGCTGAGATTCAGACCCGGATCATTGTAGCCGTCCGCGACGGCAAGCTCGACGGGGAGAACCCGCCCCACGTCGAGACCGAACCCGCATTCGACCACCTGACCGACGATGATCGGGAAGCAGCCGAGCGCATGGGCGTCTCCCTTTCGGAGTACTCCGAACTGATCAAGGAGGTTAAGTAATGGCAGCACTTAGCGCAGCAACCCTTCGCAAGTATGTCGGCCAGCAGGACGAGATCAGCGCACCTCTCGGCGCGTCTGACACTTTCTACCGTGGCGCGGTTCTCACTTTCGCCGCCGATGGCTATGCCTCGGTCCCGACCGATGCCGCTGGGCTTTTCCCCGCTGGAATCGTGACCGGCGAGTTCGAGGATGGCGACAAGACCGACGAGAAGGTCGTCGCAGCATCCGCACACCCCCGGGCCATCCTCCGGCGCGGAAAGGTATGGCTCCCTCTCGCAAGCGTAGCCGAGACCGACCGGGGCGAGACCGCCTACCTGGCGGACGACAACACTCTGACCCAGACTGCCGGTAGTAAGACCGTGCAGCTCGTCATTCTCGACGTGGACACCACGAACGATCTCGCGCTCGTTGATCTTCGCTTCGCGTTCATCGACACCACCGGCGCGTAAGGAGGTAGGAGAATATGTATCCTTCCGTAGCACATAAGATTTTCAATGCCGAAATGGCCCGCGCTATGCGGGAGTTTCTCGACGCTCGAAGCGTTTCCCCTGGATTGCTCAACGTCGCCATGAATAACCCCTCGAGCGGGGCGGCCGAGGATTATCCCTGGGTGGGCGCAATGCCTATCGTCCGGGAGTGGCTCGGCGAAGTGACCGCCGAGGAGATCCAGGACTATGACTATGTGATCAAGAACCGCGACTATGTCGCTTCCGTGATCATCAGTCAGAACCACATCGACGACGATCAGACCGGCGTACTTTCGACTCTCTCTCAGCAGCTCGCCCGGCGTATTTTGCGCCATCCCGAAAAGCTGATCTCTGACGCCATCATCAACGGCGACAGCCTGACCGCTTACGACGGGGTTGCATTCTTCTCGAACGTTTCCGGCGCTCGGAAGATCGACAACATTCTCGCGGGAACGGGAATCACACTGTCCACCATGGAAGCCGACCTTGCTAAGGCCGTCGCAGCTATGGCGAAGTTCACTGACGACAAGGGCGAGGTTCTCGGTATCCGGGGTGACACCATTGTCTGCCCTATTGCCATGGAGCCCAACTTCCGCCGCCTGGTTCAGTCTATAGCAGACCCCACCGCAACCGGCGGGACCAACACTTTCAACCCCTATAACGGCCGCTTCACCGTGATCGGCGATCCTCGCCTCGATGCGGATGACGCTAACGACTGGTATCTGTTCGCCACGAACGAGCCGGTCAAGCCGTTTATCTTCCAGAACCGGCAGAACGCCGAGACCCTGATGGACCGGAAGCCCGGAACCAAGCAGTGGATCTTCTCGGCCAACTACCGGGGCGCAGTCGGTTACGGCCTGCCTCACCTGGCAGTCAAGACCACCAATACCTAAGCAATCGGGCGGCTCCGGCCGCCCATGCTTAAAGGAGAAGCACGTGAAGAAGGTCAAGTTTAAAAACGGGTATGTGGCCGAGATGCAGGACAAGGTCGCCGACATCTACCTGAAAAAGGGTCGTGTTGAGCTTGTCGGTAAGGCTGAACCCGCGAAGAAACCCGAACCCAAAAAGGCCGAGAAATGAAGCTCGCTAAGGGTGTAACCATCCACATCGGCCGCGAAAAGTTTACCGGCGAGATTCCCGACGACAAGGCGAAGGCTCTCGGCCTGATGCCCGTCAAGAAGGAACAGCCGAAGGACGAGCCGAAGAAATGAGCGTCCGGGGAACGGCTTACGCAGACTATAAGGTCAATACCGCCGCTGATGGCGATGACGTAACTCTGACCTCTCCCGAGGGGACCGACTACGAGGTAAAGGGCTGGATCTTCCGGGCCACCGTAGCGATCGACCCCGGGACGGAAGCGGAGTTTAACGAGTCACGCCTATCAATATCGGTATCGTCCGACGGTCTGCCGGCCGGAGCCCCAACCGAAGAATGGACGGTCTCAGGCGTGGACGTTCTCGGCAACACCTTCACTGGTGGAGTAAGAAGCCCGCGCCCTGACCGGACCATCGGCTTTGTCCGCTTTGACGTTGAGGAGTTAGAGAGTGGCGACTAAAGGCTCCTGGGATGTGATGTTCGACAAGATCAAGGAGGCGCTTGAGAACTATAGCGCCGCCCAGACTGTAGCGGAACGCTTCACGGTCTCACCTGACCGGATGCGGGAAGTCCCGAACGATGACACCGTGGCGAAAGTCTTTCTCTATCTCGGTTCCATAAACCCGGAGGGGCAGACGGTACACGGCTACACCCAGGTCAAGGTTCAGTACTACGTCGATATGCTGGTCCGCAAAAAAGCCAGCTTGTCCGAAGGGGTGCAGACCGCCGCCCATGCCGCCGCCGGGATCCGCCTCCGCTATCTGATCGCTCAGGTGATGGAAGCCCTCTATCCCTCGGGTAGCAGACTCCTCGGCATGACCGCCGGGAGTATTGCCACTAAAGAATTCAACGTCAATCCAATGATGCCGGATGAGGTAGGCGAGCCTGGGCTTGCCGCCGCCCGGCTTACCTTGACCGTCGGTCTACCGTGGGAGCCTTCAGAGGTGACCGGTACCGACCTCGCAGCAATTAACGTCACGGCCGATAAATGGTCGGCCCTGATAGAACCGTAGGAGGATAGGATGAGTTCTATCACTTTCAATTTGGTTCCATCGAATGCGGCCGCCTCGGCCGTGTATGTCGAGCAGGAACCCGTCAACAGGGGAACCGGGAGCCCGGTAATCCAGCACAAGGTACTTGCAATCGGGCAGTACAACGCGGCGAAGTCGCCGACTGATAACGTCCCGCAGTTGATCCTCTCGAAATCTGACGCCTGGGACCGCTACGGCCGAGGCTCTCAGCTCTCCGCCATGGTCGAGAAGATCCTCGACAACGCGGGCGGCTCTCCGGTTTATGCGCTCCCCGTAGCAGATGCAGGCGGGGCGACTGCCGCGACCGGGACCATTGTCGTATCCGGCACCGCAACAGCCGCCGGAACCCTGGCAGTCTATGTTAACGGGATAAAAGTATCGGTAGCCGTAGCAGTAAGCGACGCCGCGACCGCCGTGGGCGATGCCATCGAGGCCGCTGTCAATGCGAACCTTGATCTCCCGGTAACCGCCTCCAACTCCACCGGGACGGTAACCTTTACCGCTCGATGGGCGGGTGAGAGCTCGAACCAGATCAGCCTCGAAATCAACCGGGCGGACACCGACGCTACTCCTGCGGGTCTAACCGCCACCGTGACCGACATGGGCGATGTAGTAGCCGGCGCAACCGACCCGACCCTGACGACCGCATTCGGCAACCTCGGGGACACCTGGTATACCGAGATAGCTTTTCCGTACACCTCGGACACGGCTCTCGATGCTCTCGAAGCCTCCGGCGTGGCACGGGTAGCCCCCGACATCAAGCGGCCCTTTGCCGGGTTCGTCGGGTACAACGACACATACGCAAACCTGATCACCGCCCTCGGAGATCGTAATTCCGAATGGACCACGATGGTCCCGGTTCACGGATCACCGACTCCGCCCTACATGATCGCAGCCGCGACCGCCGCTATCTTCGCCCGCTACCAGCAGGCTAACCCCGGGCGGCCCATGAAGAGCCTCATTCTTCCCGGCGTGATCGAGGGATCGACGAACGACTCTATCAACCGCGACCCCGACACCGTAGTCAAGGCGGGCGGATCCTGGACTCAGAACACCGAAAGCGGCCTTGTCATTGTGGGCGACCTGGTGACCACCCGGACTACCACCGACGCAGGCGCGGATACCGAGGATTGGCGGTTCACGATCATCATCCCGAATCTGCAATTCAAGATTTACGCTCTCGAGCAGGTTTTCCGGTCGAGCCCCTATGACCGTGCAGTCGTCATCGCTGACGGATCCGGACCAGCTCCGAGCTACGCCATCACCCCGAAGATGGTTAAGGCCCGGGCTATCGGACTGGTCGACGACTGGATCGAGCGCGGACTATCCACCGACCGGGAGACCATCGTCGCCGGGATTGTTTCGGAAATCAACAGCTCGAACCCCGGTCGCATTGACCTACTGATTCCTGATGTACCGTCTGCCGGGCTCAGGATTCTCGCCGCTAAGATCGAATGGGCCTTTGTAACGGGCTAAGGAGGGAGATATGGCAAAAGTAAGAGGCGGAGACATCCTTGAACTCTCCATCAATAACAGGCTCTTCGAGCCGGTCACCGGGTCCAATGTGGTCTACAGGCTGTCCGGCTTCACCAATGAGACTACCCCGACCGGCAACGGCGGGGAGCATACGGTACAGCGCCGGAAGCTCGGCGGCTTCGACTCCCTCCCGATTTCGGTAGACCCGGACAAGGGCGATGTCGAGGCGCTACAGGCCGCAGCCGACGCAGGCGAGCCGGTTGACTGCTATATGACCCTCGCGGGCGGGCAGACCTACCGAGGCAAGCTCACCATTCAAGACGTAGTCGATGCAAACACCGGCGACGGTCAGGTTGAGATAACCGCCCTCGGCGCGAAGTTCGAGCAGATTTAAACGCTCTAATTTTAGGAGAAGAATATGAGCGAAACAACAGAACTTGAACTAATGCAGATCGAGGAAATCCTCGACGTGAAGTACGACGAGTCGGACAAGGCAAAGATCATGGAGGCGGTCACAGACGGCCGCCTCTCGTCCGACATCGAGAAGCAGAAAGTCAAATACAAACTGTTAAGCCCGATAGAAATGGCAAACGGTGACGTAAAGAATGAGCTCGTATTCCGTAGCCCCTCAGCTATCGACATGGAAAAGATCAACGCAGGATTCACCATGTCGCTTGATAAAAGCGGGAATACGATCATGGACATGGGTGCCATGCAGGCCCGCACAAATAGGGCAGTCGTGAGGCTGTCCGGTATTCCTACGGCACTCCTGGAAAGGATCAGCCGTAAGGACATGCGGGTATTTGCGGGGCTCTTCAATTTTTTCGATTAGGGGCGGACGACACCATCTTTAATATGATGGTGACCGTCTCCGCCCGGTTCAAGTTTGACCCGGAGTGTTACCGGGCTATGAATACGAGCGAGCTAATTCGCTGGTATGAAGCGGCTAAGAAACTGTACGAGGAGGACGCCGGTAATGGCGAGGAATAGGGTAGCTTTTCCAACAGATGTAGATACTCGAAGCTATACCCAGGCCATGCGCTTATTGCAGCGTGAAGAGCTGCCCGCCGCCGTTGCCGAAGCCCTCAACCGTACCGCTGACGCCTCGACACGGCTACAGATAAAGAACGTGAAGGACCGCATGACAGTACGGACACCCTACACCCTCAAATCTATGGTATCCGGTCGGGCGCGTCCCTATCAGGCGTTAAACAAGGCCCGGGGGAAGAACATAGACCGCATGTTTAGCCGCGTCGGTACGGTCTCTCCTTATCTTTGGATGCAAGAGGGATACGAGAAAGAAGGCTTCACCGGGCCCGTACCGATTCCGACCTTAGCCTCCCGCGTGAGTTCTAAATTCGCAAAGCCTATCCGTAAAAAGTTTAGGTTGACATCTTCTCAGGATTTAGGAGAAGGCGCTAAGTCTCCTAATAAGGACATATTTATAGGAGTGCCCCGGGGAACGAACAGAAAGCGGGGCGTATACCTCCGGCAAAAGCGCAAAGTAAAGCTACTCCGAAACCTTGAACATGACACCGTGAAGATCAAAGACACCAACTTTCACGACGACGCTATAAAGCGGTACGGGACTCAGCAGTACATCGCAGCTCAATATCGACGAGCAGCACAGCGCAGGATTAACAGGAGGGCGAGCTAATGCCACGCCCTACGGTATCAACCACCTTTAACGCCATCGACAAGATGGCCGGACCCATGCGCAGGATGCAGGCCAACGTCAAACGCTTCGCAGTAGCTACCGGGGCAGCAATGGCCGCCGCTACTGCGATAACCGCAAAGGCGACGATTGACTTTGCCAAGTCGGGCGATGAGATCGCAAAGACATCACGACAGATAGGGGTCACCGCAGAAGCCCTGCAAGAGCTACGATTCGCCGCCGATCGGTCCGGGGTATCGTCCGAGACGTTTACCTCTGCCCTACAGAAAATGAATAAGAACGTCGGTGATCTCCGCGCAGGGACCGGGGCGCTTACGACGCTACTCAATAAAACCGATGGCGCACTAATGGCGCAGCTCAAGAGCGCAGAGTCGAATGAGGAAGCATTCACGCTTTTAGTCGAGGCCATGGCCAAGATTGAGAACCCTATGGAAAGAGCCTCTCTCGCTCAGGCCGCATTCGGTCGAGCCGGTCAAGAGCTAATTGTCATGGCCGAGAACGGCGCGGAAGGTATCGAGGCTCTAAGAGAAGAGGCCCGGAAGTATGGGAATATAATCTCAACCGATACCGCCGAATCATCCGAGAAGTTTGTCGATGCAATGACCAATATGCAAGCTGCTATGAGCGGGATACGCAATAAGGCGCTCGCCCCTTTGGTCGAAGCGTTTACCCCGCTTATACAACAGCTCGCCGATTGGGTAGCGGCCCATCAGGATCTGATAGACCAGAAGATACAAAGCTTCATACAAGGCATAGCGGACGCCGGTAGATTCTTGGCTCGCAATTGGGAGAACGGACTAATCCCCGCCTTACTCGCAGGCATTACCGCATTCATGGGAGTCTCTAAAGTAATCATGGGCGCTCAGGGACTTATCGCCGCGCTGCGAGCCCTTAACATTGTGACTGCTACCTTTGGGACTACCTTGATGGCTACCCCCGTAGGATGGATAGCGGCCGGTATCGCAGCAGTCGCCGCTGTCACATATTTAGCGGTGAAGAACTTTGATAAGTGGGGAGCAGTTGTACTCGCAGCCATGGGACCATTCGGCGCGCTTGTGACTCAGTTGGTAATATTCAAGCAGCACTGGGACGATATAGTCACAGCCTTTCAAGACGGCGGACTAATCAAGGGCTTGTGGGAAATAGCGAAGGTCATGTTTGAAGCCCTCATAAAGCCGTTCCAGCAGCTATGGGACTTGACCCAGAAAATAGGAGGATTCCTGACCGGCAAGGGTAATGCCGGAAGGGTTAACCCAAACACCGGCAGAACCCGCCGGGATGCGGAGATGATCTCCGAGAATAGGGGAGTCAGGGAAAACCGCGAGACGTTTGACTATCGCTCGACCCTCGACGTGAACCTAAACAACCTACCCCCGGGCACTGCAAGCCGTCAACGCGGATCCGCTCCTGGGATTAACGTCAACTATGGATACCGGGGGGCTACGCTATGAGCTGGAAAGACCGCCTCCGCCCGATGATTTATATCTCACCCTCCGGCAAGTCTTTCGAGCTGCAATATGACAGCGTGTCTCGATCAGGCGGGAAGAAGGCCCCGGTCACAGAGTACCCCGGGCAGAACACCGGATCAGTCCAAGACCTCGGAGAGACGACGCAGACCTTTGCGGTCAATTGCTATATATCCGGGGAGGATTACGACGAAGAGGCCAACCGATTCTGGGACGCCCTGGCCGAAACCGGCCCCGGAGTATTGCAGCATCCTCGCTATGGGAATATCCCGGTTCTCCCCTCAAGCCGGAATCAAACAGAGCAGTTTGTAGACGGCGCAGGACGGGCAGTATTTGATATAACATTCACCTACGCTGACCCGGAGCAATTCGAGTACCCGCTGATCGAAGCGGCGCCGGACCTGGCAATTGCAGCCGAGACAGATCAAGCCGCCGCCGATATTACCGCCTCCCTCGATGGCGAAGAGCTGACCGATCCCCGGGCGATTACTGGATTAAAAGACTCGGTCCTATCCGGCATGACGAAATTCAAGGCGGCATTCGCCTCGGTATCCGGCACGGTCGATGATCTTCAAGAGTCAATCAATTC